TTAATTCTTATCGCGTCTATTTCAAAAGATGCAACGTTTCTCATAACCGGACCAGATTTCGGTTGTATCCATTGGGAAGGTAAATGAACACCCCACCCTTCGGCTACGCGATTGTTGATAAGGATGGGTATGATCGAAATTTTATTATGCGTCCTAAGAGTAATACAGATGTTGCAAAACAATGCGCAGAATTGGATCAAATATATCCGTCACGAGCACCCCATCGCATCGTTGAATCAAGCTCGATGGTGAATAATGGCATTGCATGAACAATGCGTCGGAGCTACCGATGAGTGGTATACCCCATTGCACGTGTTCGATGCGATGAACACCATGTTTGATATAGACGTAGCAAGTCCGCAAAAGAAAACATTTGTACCGGCGAGAGAGTTTATAACAGCGGACAGTCTGTCTAAGTCGTGGGCTGGATTTGTTTGGATGAACCCACCTTTTGGAAAACGTAATGGGTTAATCCCGTGGCTTACCAAATTTGTTGCACATGCTAACGGAGTATGTCTTGTACCAGATCGAACATCTGCCCCGTGGTGGCAATCGTATGTCCCTCAAATGGATTTGGTTTTATTCGTATCGCCGAAAATACACTTTATAGATGTAAATGGTAATCCTGGTAGATCGCCCGCACAAGGAACAAATTTATGCGCAATCGGGGGACAAGGTGTCGAAGCATTATTAAATGCTAGCCACAATGGCTTAGGAGTTCTATTTATTCCAACGATCAAGCTCGGGTGAGCAAGACGAAGTATTGCCAAAGAAGGGAGATGTATGAAGATTTTATCGTTAGGACTAATTGAAAATAAAGATGGCTTCCGTTTCGTTGGCATCGATAAAGACGGTGAACATCATTATTGCATTGTACGACGGAAGGATGACGGAAACCATTATATGGTAAGCAATACAGTTGGGTTTAGTGATTTGGTCGGTTGGATTCCTGATACAAGGAAGGGGGGTGTATGAGCGAGATTAATTTTACACCAATAGCACTTATTACAATGTTAGACGAAGCTGCCGCGCCACTTCCTCAATATAGAGAAAAGTCTCTTTACGCATTAGCCGCCAGATTGTAACGCAATCGCCGGAGTGGATTATTACAGGCCTGGAATCGGAGAGCGTGATGCCTGAGAATTTACAAGAACTTAAAACCTATCATGTGACCTATATATGTGATAAATGTGGAGAAGGTGAGATGGTATATGGTGGTATATGTTTAGCAACTAATCCACCTCAATATCCACACGAATGTAATAAATGTCAGAACAAGCAAACATTTTGGGATGTTCATTACCCATGCAAGGCTTACAAAGTAATGTCGGAGGATCAATGCAACTAACTGACGAAGAGGAAGAATTGGCGTGGGAAGTGCACAATACGGTTTCCGAATTCTTTCACTTCAAGTTTCTAAAAACTTACGCGTGGATGATGACAACAAACCCAATGCTTGGAGGCATTCAACCGATTGAAATGGTTATTCTGGGGAGAGTAAGGAAACTTCATGTGCTTGTTAAAGACGCAATTGAGAACAATGTGGGGATTTTATGACTCTGACTGACGAACAACTAGAGCAAGCGGCGATTGAATTGCGTATGTCCCGAGGACAACGGGTGAATGACGAGGATGCGCTAGATTATACAAAAGACGAAATCCAACGCTGGCTCCAAATCCAGGAAGCGGTGAATAGGGTGGTGGGGAAATGAAATCAAAGGAGAATTACAAAGTTTCATATATCCCAGCATCCGATGGCTGGAATTTGGTTGGCCCGATTTATAACGATATCGAAGTCATCGATGTGTATTTCGAACCGATATTGGCGTGGGAATTAAGAACCGTAATCGGTCCTGATGACCCTGCCAACCTTAAAGGCTACCCTTGTTTTGTTATTCCTATAACGGTCGAAGGATACCCCGAGGGTGAATACGTTATACGTCGTCCGGATAAAAGCATAGTTGTTACCGGTGACCGAGAATTAAAGGGCGGATCGAAGACAGTAATTGCTTATTTTAATGAACTTGATGCGATAAAAAACCGGGGCAGAAAATGATCGACCGATTAACCATAAGCACGCTGATTCAATTGCTCACCAGATTACAGGCAGAGCATGGCGATCTTCCAGTGGTTTATGAAGATCCTGACATGCGCCGGCATATTAAAGTTTCATCGGATTGCGTTTACGTTGAGCGTGAACAATTGGTGATCGCCGTTGATTATTAACATAAGCAAGATTTGACGTTATGAGCCTTTGCCTTTCCCGCACCGAGATTGCAGAGCTATAAACGCTATGAGTAATTGGCTAACCGACGACGAGCTGTACGAATATTGCGGCTACTGCTGGAAAGGTAAGCAGCAGATGGCGCTCGCCCAAATGGGAGTGCCATTTACGGTTAATGCACGTGGTCGTGTGCTCGTCAGTAGGGCTGTTCTCGACCTACCGAAATCAAAACGCAAAGCCCAGCCGGACTGGTCTGCTATGAAAAAGAAAGCGGCGTAGAACCTATGGGTCGCAATCGCACTACGAATAAGCACCTACCCCGCCGCATGCAAGTTAAAGGTGGCGGGTATTACTACACCTATCGCAAGGACAACAAGCTCATTTGGGAAGGGTTAGGGCGTGATTACGGAGTCGCCCTGCTTAAATGGGCTGAGATTGAGGGACGAAAGCTTGAACACGAACGGACGGTAGCACACGCCATCGGGCACTATTTGGAAACAGAATCGCACCGGCTTCGGGCAAAGACACTCTCTGGATACAAACAATCTGCGGCGTACTTGATTGCTGTTTTCGGCAAGATGGACTTGTCGGAGGTAACGCCCAATCACGTGTACGAATATCTGAAACGCGGCGGCAACGTGCAAGCTAACCGCGACAAAGCGCTCTTATCAGCTGTCTACACGACCGCGCGCTCGTGGGGCTGGTATTGCGGAGATAACCCTGCCAAAGGCATTCGTCGCAATCCAGAATTCGCTAGGACACGATATGTGACCGATGTAGAGCTGGCCAAGCTAATCGCATGCGCGTCGCCTCAGCTGGCTTGCATCATTCTCTTTTCGTACTTAACCGGCATGCGTGAAGGGGATGTGCTCAACGTTAGACTGGCCGACCTTGTCGATGACGGGATTCGTGTCGTTCAGAGCAAAACCGGAAAAGTCCAAATGATTGAATGGAGTGATGCGCTTCGTAGTGTTGTGGCCGAGGCGCGTGGTCTGCGTCGCCGTGTAGGATCATTGTGGCTGTTCGCTGGTCGCGATGGTCAACCCTACACAGGTAACGGGTTTCGAGCGATGTGGCGGCGCGTGAAGTTGCGTGCAGAGCTTGCCGATATACGGTTCCACGATCTGCGGCGAAAAGCTGGATCGGATATTACCGAGGAGCACGCTCGTGCGCTGCTCGGACACCAGGACGCTAGGACAACGCGAAAGCATTATCGCGTTGGAACTGAACGCGTAAAGCCGGTCAGATAACTAGCGATATTAGAAGGATGCAAAAATATTAGAAAACTGAACAATCAAAAAGTCACGCAACTGATTGATTTAACTGGTGCCGACGATAGGAGTCGAACCTACGACCTACTGATTACGAATCAGTTGCTTTGCCGTGCCTGAAACCCTTGCTATATAACGCTTTGAACCACTTTTGACGCTTCTAGTATCCGCCAAAAACCATCACGTAGTTATGCGGGTTCCAGCGATTTCCATACTCGAATACTAGAAGCTTTTAATCGATCGCTTTGACCGCGCCATGATACTCGAAAACCTGAAAATACGCCTATCCGGATTGGCGCATAATGCCAATTATCTTTCACCCAAACTCTGAGGTGCCTAAATGAATGTATCAGCCTTGAGAGAAGCGCTACAAAAACTGGAAACCCAAGGATTAGGTGATCTGAAAGTTGGCATACGTGAATGCATATGCCATGACATGGACTCTAGTATTAATACCGCTGGAATCAATGCAGTCGTAGTTTCTTTTGTGTTCGACGATGAATGCCACCCATTGGATGCTTTTAAAGCGGGCGATCAGTATATAGAGCTTACTTTTTAGATCGGCGGATATTCATCGATTCCGCTTGCACACGGTCTAGCGCCGCATAAGGCGTTTTACGCCCTTGCATAAGATGCATTTGCTTGGATGCAGCATGCGAATTGCCTTCTGCGCCGCCGATGGCTTCTTCGGTTTCTCAGGCGGAATCCAGCGCCATTTGACTTGGCTCATATGCTCACCTCAACACTACCGATATCGACACCATTTACGGTTGCTCCGATCGTAAATGTTGGATGAACGCCACCGCAATGTATCCAGAGCGCATGATCGGTTGTGCTTATTGCACCAAAATTAAGAACATCTACGCCTGAAGGTAACGTCGATGATCGCCATTCAACTACGTCGGCCTCTGCTAAGCAATGAATAGAAATAACAATAAAATGCGTTTCTGAATAGCTTCGATTAACAGACACAAATGGACCAGATGGGCTACTACATCCAGATCCAACTGGCGTCTTAATCGGCACCTTGCCTTTCGGCGGTAGCTTAATTCCGAGCCTCATTACACTAGCACCGTCATGGAAAGCTCACGTCCATCGACCGTGAGAATATCAAGTGTGTGCATCCCGGCAGGCATAATAGCGACCGGAAATTCCACTACGCCCGCTGTATCGGTATACCTCGTCACTTGACCGTCTAGCGTCACCGCAGCATTGCCTATGGGTTCCCCTGTCGTTTCTTCCGTGATCGTAACAACGCGTTCCGACCCGATCGTTTGAAGCACAGCTGAAGATGGCTCATTTGCTGCGAAGGCGTTGGACTGCTGGACTAACACGACTCTGGTAGAACTCGATGCCGTGAATTCAAGTTCACAGTCGGTCAAGCTCGTCGGAAGATTTAGGGTTCGGTTGACGACGATGGCGTTTCCGGTTTGTAAGCAGACAGGATGCGAGACGTTGACCGTATCCCCTACCCTGATCGGCGTTTTTATCCCAGCCGATTTGATCGCCCAGCGCGGCTGTGAATAAGCGCGTAGCAGCCGAACAGCTACAGCGAACGCGACGCGCGATGAAGTGACCCAGTGCAGTTCCTTCGATTGCTCAAACGTGCCGAACAAGGCTATCGCGTCGGGTGCCTGAGCCTTTATGGATTGCTTGGCCGATCCTGCTTCGAATGAAAAGCTAAGACTCAAAGAGGTGACCAAGTTGCTGCGCCCGGCAGCAAACGTCGTATCGAAGCGTCGATCAATCGTTTCAACAATTAAACCGTCAGTTCCGCCAGGATGAATGCGACACAACCCCCTAGCGTCCGGGGAAAATATCGCTCCGACCGAATCACAAATTGATCGAACGGTGCTTTGCAGACTGGTTGCTTCCTCGACGCTTCCACCCACCTGGATGTTGAGCGCCGAGCATTCCGTTGCGAAGGTTTGCAACGTCGCTTCGGTGAGTGTGTTTCCGGCAACGTTAGCTAGGATGTCCCATATCACAGACGCTGGATTTTCCAATAGGACACCAGTCGTTGGGTGTTGCTTACCGCGACCGCGTGCCACGAGTGCCGCGTTTTCCGCCTGCGGTTCAGAGAATTCAACGAAAGTTACGGCTCTACCGGTCGAATCCAGACCATTGTGCCAAGCCCACGAACTGATCTCAATGCCATCGACCAACACCGTATCCACGGATTCGCACGCATGATCCGCCCAAACGAACAACGTCCGCTGCTGGTCGTATTGAATGAGTTCGCCGCCAGTATGGCCATATCGGTGTGGCAACGTCTTAGGTACACGAAATCCGCCCCATACCGTTGTTAACCTCAACGGCAACAGGTCGCTATACGGCCTCACGCGTTAACCTGCAGCTGGCACACGGCTTGGTTAAGTTCTGCCTGTTCGATTAGGCCCGAGAACAGTTCTACAACCTGACTTTTTTGTATGCCGAATAGGGTGGCTCGTACACCGATGGGTGGCCGCAAAAATAGGCGTGTGCATTGACCAGAGGAATTTTCAAACTCAGGTGAAACGTTCGGAACTTCGCCTTGTGATCCGGCTTGAACCGAGCCAGTCAAACGAAGTAACTGATGCGCTGGGAGCGCAGGATTGAGGTTTGGAATGGCCGCCACATCCGCATAAAACTGCCGTATTGGGTTGGTGTAGATCACCCACCAAACGGTCACGCGACTGCTTCCAATGTCAGTGACGCCGTGATCAAGCGATGAATATTATCCCGCGGCTGAAAGTCGAGCTGATCTTTCAGCTCGATCGAATCAAGCTGATAGGAAACCAGGGATGCCTCACTCGTTTCGTTGGTGTTCGGAACAATCCCAAATCGCCGATCGTCATATTGGCAAGCATGCGATAGCAACGCAACCAAGCTCGCCGCACTCGCTTCCGTTAGACCGCTGTGCTCAACAGTAGCCCCTAAGGATTTGCGAGTAGTTAGCCCCGGCAGATTCCATGCCTTAGTCAATTTCCCTAGCTCATAAACACCCGTACGAATAGTGGGCTGACGCGGCACACCTAAGTACACCCAATTGGATATACCGCTTTGATCGCAGGTCACTCGGTATTTCGCATAAGTGACAACAGCATTAAGCCGGTAATAAATGTTTCGCTCTGCCCATGGAACGACAGCGTTCAGCGGTGTCGTCGAAAAGTCATCGTTACTGCCTTGCAAGCGAATTGTTGCTGTCGATGCAATCGTGTGATCGCAAATAAACAACGCAAGTGCATCAGCAGGTACCGTTGGTGCAATCGTCAGCGACGTGGAACTAGCCCACGCTGCACGTGGATCAGTTGGCTGACGTAGCTGATCTGGGCCGTTAACGGATAGTGCAGTAAACGACCATCGGTCCAGGGCGACCCAGCTCGGGGCGTTCCCTCCAATGAAATTTGCAGATAGTCCATCAGATAATGAAGCGGTTGCCGCAATAGCCGTCGATGAGCTCCAACTTCCGCCGTTCTTACGCCATCGGAAATGTCCGCCCTCAATCGAAAACGTGAACGTGTCACCAAGTGCAAAATCAATCGCACCTGGGACAATCGCAAAGCTCAAGCCGTTGTTTGAGTACGTATTGAGTGTGACCGTGTTGAGTGCGTAATTAGCGAAGGTGCCGGGCGCGCCGGCTGCAGTACCGCGAACCAAAAACGTTAACGTATCACTGCCAGACTGACCGCCACCGAAGGGCAACGCAGCGCCACGGATAACATCAAACTCAAAGCGATCGCCTTGTTGGTAGACGTGCCTACTATTCGCACCAGCCTTGATCGTGACGACCATGGTGTCACCACGCTCCAATTGGTCTTCACAACCTTGAAACGCAAAACCGAATTCCTCGGTGTTGATCAAAATAGGGTTGCCGTGCTCATCAACCCCTTTCTTAACTGAATGATAATATACATTTGTAAAAGCAGGCATGTAGGCCGTGTCGTCCTGACAGACCCACCAGAATTCACTAGGATGATCATGCCAGCACGCATTCCCTAGCGTACTGGCTAAACTAAAAGAAGGTTCGATTCCTGCGGAAGATAGAATGATCGCCATTTGCTCGGCAAACGTTCCGGCATATTCAAGAACACTAGAGCTGACCCCGCCAAGATCAGTTGTTTCTGGGGAAAGAATATTCGTGCGAACGGCTGGATTATTGATCGATACCCAGGTAATTCCACCATCGGTTACAGTATTGGCATCCCAATTCGGTTCTGTCGCGCTACTCGTTCCAGTTGCCGCATTTTTAAATATGCGTCCATTGTAAGGGGTGATAATCGACCCGGCTGGATAGCTGTGTGATGCAATCCAATAAGCTCCATCATCCTGCCATGTCAAAACACCATCTGCGACAGTTCCACCAGAGGTTGGCCATGTAGGTTCCGTTCCACTACCGGCACCAAGTAATGCGGGTGGTGATTTGACCAGCACATAACTATGGGCGTTGCGCGTCGTAGGAATGATGCGCGGAAAAATAGTTAATGTTGGTCCGGGCTGAGTTTCCCATGCAGGCGCTGATGGACCATCAATAAATCCGACTAGATTGGATTTTACAGTCGCAAATTCTTGATCGAATAATGCAATTGGCGTCAGTCCAATGCATTCCCAAACCACACCGCTATCCGTAACCGTTGCGCCAATGACAACTGGCCAGGTTGGTTCGGTACTATTCGAGGTACCTGTGACTGCTGATGCGCGATAGCGATAACCATTAGCAGTTACGGGCTCTCGGATATCATCAACGGCATAGGTGTGGCTCGCCTGCCATGCGGTGTTACGTAATCTTGCATCGGTATTGGTATAAAGCGCGTTTAAGGTTTGTACCAATAGATCGGTGACCGCTCTCGCGACTCTAATATCCGCAGTTTCCGTCACGATCTCATATGGATTGGATAACATACGAGTGGTTTTAATCCAGTCATTTGACCAATTCCTTACGCGCTCTAACCGCAGACGATGCGCGTCTGCGAGGGTTGCCATATCACCTCCTAAGTCATCGACCCCTAAACAATCGGGGTTAGGGCCACCCTCAACCGGCTGCGCATCGCAATCGCACGTTACCGTTGGGCGGTGTGTGTAAACCCACGTCAGTGTTTTATCTGTTGCATTAACACCTAGACGCGGTTGATAAAAATTGAGGCACGGTATTGGGGTATCTTCCGATCGGCTTACCGGGCGGAACTCTGCCGTTATGTCTCCGCTGGGCGTGAATGCCGGCAATACACCTTCGGGAATCGTGAAACCTAAAGGCGTATGCGCATAGGCATCACCTGTAATAGCGTCCGGCAAATCACCGCTGACAGTTCCTGATACGCTCCACCGTTCCTGGTTGGCGGTTGCATTTTCGGTGCATTCGATGACGAAGTGCTCTGTGGGTGCTGTAGCTGCAACAGTCAGACCGAGCGTGGCCCGGCGAGCATAACGCGACCCATCCTTTGTAATGCCATTGACGTAGCTAGATGTCTGCACCGACAAGTCGTTAATGCCCATCCCACCAGGATGCAGATCGTTTGCTACAACACCAACAACTTCAACCAATGCCGATGTGGCATTGATCTGTGACAATAAGTCATAGAGGGTGACGATACCGGTATATGTTTCAGGAGTAATACCATCGGTGATGGTTACCGTGCGCGTTCCCGTTACGGCTAGAACCTTCTCGCCTTGCGCGACATCACGCTGAGGTACAGGAGAGAATGAATAAATGTAATTGCCGTTTTGATAGCGCTTATATGCGCGATAGATTTGCGGATCATCACCGAACGATATACGCGGTGCGTCCGTGCGAATCGTGCCTTCAGGATTGAGTGCACTATGACCGAAATTCCACTGATCGCCAATATATTCGTTATTTTGAGCAACTAGAGGTGAGTTCAAACTGTAGGCGGTAGGCGTACGCGTTAACCCGGAATTGTTGATCGATACATTAATAGCGTTGCCTGACGTGCCAGAAGCGCGCGCGCGCAAAGTCACGCTTTGGAAAGGTGCATAAGCCTTTGTGGTTTCGGTGCCGAGATCGGCTAGTGAGATCGTAATTTCTTGCGCAGCACTACCGGATATTGCAGCAACTGAACTAATAGCACCGTTGCCGACACCGCGGAACACTGGTAAAGAAATCCGAGGCGTCCCACTAATCGTTGCATCAACAATTTCGACATCAAACGTCGCGTCTGATTGGCCAGTATATAACCCCGATAAACTAACTTCGCCGCCACCGGCCTTCGCTGATTCATCCGTGCGATACACCGCCGCGGACGCCACAATGTTCGTCATCGTGAGCGTTGCTTCGCGCAGGATATTGTCGAGATTGCTAAGGTATTCCATTACCGGCTCCGCAATGCGATCTGGTTAGCGGCAGGCCCAATGAAGCGAGCAAGTTCGGTTGCCAGGGCGTTGTTGTCACCAGGCCTAAGGTGATTGAAGGTATCGATATGGACGTTAACCGTGACCCCGCCGGACAATTGGCTTGCTTGTGTAGCGCCATTCAAACTGCCACCACCAGTTGATGAAGACGTATTGTTGGTCTGCTTATTACGGCTTGCAGCAACCTTGTTGTCTGAGGCAATCTGATGGCTTGCCTGTTCGTCGATTTCCTTGAGCTTCGCTTGGTGTTCTTTGAGTGCTAATTCGCGCGCGCGCGCCGCTTCCGCAACTGCAGCCGCACCACCCTTTTTGGCAAGTTCGTCGATCTGACGTAGCTGTTCTGCGAATCGACGGTCCTCAATTGCTTGATTGTTACCTGCGCGCTGATCGGCTTGGTCTTGCAAGGTTTTGTTCATGTCCTGCAGCGACCGTGTAGCGTCCTGCGCCACTTGCTTAAGTTGCAGAATGCGTTGGTAAACTTGTTCTGCGCTAGCTGATAGGGGGCTTAGATCACTCTCACCTAACAGGCCGAAATCACCGGCCCCATCACGGGCTTGTTGAGATAAGTTAGCGAGTGAGGCGGCAGCAGCGTCAAAACCTCCATGCAGTTTTACAAGAGATTCGAGCTGAGCATCGCTAAGTGTGGCTAGATCAGATGCAGCACCACGAACAACGCTGCGCTGACCTTCAACACGCGCCCCAACTTCATCAAATCCGCGCTTCAAAGCCGATATATAGGCTTGGAATCCCGCTTGCGTACCATCGAACAGGTTCTTGCCGGCAGCTAGCGAAACTTGGTTAAGGGCATCGACGGCCTTCTGACCAAAGCCCTGCATTTGAATGGCGAAGTCGGCGATTCGACCAGTACCTTCTTCGGTCTTGTCAGCCGCTTTCTTTGTTTCGTCACCGGCCTTGGCAACACTATCGCCAGCCTGGCTTGCGCTCGCGGCGGCAGCATGTCCTGCGTCAGCAGCACGATTAAAGCTATCGGCGGCAGCATGGCCGGATGATGACGATGCGCTTCCAACACTTCCGTATTTGGCAATTAGCTCGTCCAGGGCATCTCCAACCCCAAGGGCCGCCGCCGTCGCCTCTAATTCGGCCTCTTTAGTCTGCAGCGAGCCATCATTCGCGGCGGCGGCGGCTTTAAGTGCCGTCTCAGCATAGGCGACGAACGCATGTTGTCTATCGGCCAGACCGGCGGCTGTCCTGGCCGAACCTTGATCGACATCAACAAAGAGCGCTTTCGCCTTTTCCGCAGCGAGCTGCAGCGACGCAACACTCTGCACACCAAGACCCTTGAATGCCCCTTCAAGATTCGAAGCACCTTGAGCCGCTTGATCCGCAGACGACCGAAGGGTTTCATAACTCTTGGCGGTTTTTTGAACCCTTAGGCTAGCGACTTCAAGCTCATTAGCCGTTGCTGTTCCGGATTGCTCAAGCCTCAACAATGCAGCACTTGCATCATCGAAGTTTTGCTTTGCCTCTTTGAGGTTTTGTAACTTATCGGTGCTGGTCGCTACCGCGTCAATGCCAACAGCAGAATTCTTTGCATCTGCAGATAGCTTTGCCAATTGCTCACCGAGTAGCTTGGCCGGAACAATGGTAATCGCCGCATTGTCCCCAACGTCGGTTATTGCCGCACTCGTCACTGGTGCAGCCGTGCCTACACCTTCGATCTTCCCCTTCAAGTCATCTACAGCGATGCTCGCCTGAACACTCGCCGCATCAAGCTTTTCTGTAGACCCAGTTATCTCATCGATTAATTGTGCTGCAAGTCTTCGTGTCGGGCCTGCGCTTATAAGGTCAAGCGTCTTGCCGGACGCCTGAGCCAATAGTCCAAACGCATGTGTAATCTCGTTAATCGCGTCAGCGATGACATGTGCATCGTCCGCGACGGTCTTAAGGCTGCCCTTCAAATCTACGATTGCGTTTTTGCCATCCTCAGCAAATTGCTTCCAATCGATGTTTTGTAAAACGTTATCGAAACCTTCGATAGCAACCTTGAATAGATCCCCCAATTCCTTTTGGATTTCCGCAAAAGCGGGGCTTTGTGAGAACGTATCTAGAGCACCCGATAGTTTGACCAGTTCATCCTTTAGTGGTGCCAAAAGCGGTTTAGCAAGCTGTTCACCGATCCGATCAATGGCGTTGCCAAATCCAGTAAACGCCCCACTAAGATTGTCTTGAATGGTTTTGAGAGTCTTCGACGCCTGACCGTCTACATTTCGTAACCCTGCGGTAAATTGATCCAGTGCGCCGGGGGCTTGCTGCGCGAAGAAGAGAACGAGTTTGCGAGCCGTTCCATCTAGATCGAGTAGCGCTCGATTTGCCTGCGCGCCGGGCTGAGATAAGGCTTTTACTGCAGCGCCAAAGTCGGCTGTACCGTCACCAAGCCCAAGCAGATTGATCCGTAATTGGCTGGTTGGGTCTTGTAATTCCTCGAAGATTTTCGAGAGCCCCTTAGTGGCTGCCTGGGCCGAGAACCCGTTTTGCGTCAGCAGACCAAGGATTCCTACAGTCTTTTCGAAATCGAGACCAATCGCTCTAGCCAGAGGCGACAGTCTCGATAGTGCATCCGACATTCCTGTCAGGCCTTCCTTGCTTCCCTTAGATGCGGTTACGAGCACATCAACAACATGAGCCGCATGCTCGGTAGTTAATCCGAACTGGTCTAACGTGTCATCGACTAATCCAGCGGCCTGAGCAACATCAATTCCTGCGATCTTTGCTAGCTGTAGAGTTGGTACAAGCGACTGAACGGCTTCGTTGGCGTTTTGTCCTTGGGCAGCTAGCGCCGCTAACGCATCTGCTGCTTCCTTAGATGTCGAGTTTGTTTCACGTTGCGCATTCGCCAATGCAACGTCGAGACCTTCAATTTGGTCAATCGTAACTTTCGTGATCGCCTGCACGCGCGATAGTGCAGCCTCGACATCCGCCGCACCTTTGACCGATTCTTTTCCGAACTCGATCCCTTTAAAAGCAACCGCTACAATCCCCGCCGCAGCGGCAATTTCGACTAGGTGCGATTTGAGTTCGCTGATAACACCACCAGCGTTTTTGCTTTCTTTCGCAAGATCCTTGGTCGATTGGGCGGCGTTTTTCTGAGCTTCAGAGGTGCGTGCGGCTTGCTGAACCAATCCAGCTGCAGCCGCAGTAGTCTGCCCAAGACTGCTTTGCAATCCACGCTGCGTGCTATCGAGTTTAGTCGTATCGACGCCAGCCGCTGCCAGCGAATTCTTAAGCGTGGTCAGTCCGGCTTGCTGTTTGTTGTAGCTCTTTTCGAGATCGGTAACGGTGATTTTCGCTTTATCCAAAGCGCGCGTAAGCGCAGCAGTTGGGGCTATAGTGCTATCGAATTGTTTTTGTAGTTCCGCCGTTTTGATTTTCGCAAGCGAAAGCGCGTCACCAGTTTCCTGAAAGGCTGCCTTAAGCTTAACGAGAGAAGAGAGTTGTGATGACTGTTGAGATAGTTTTGCTAATTCGTCAATTAGCTTTTGCGCTTCTGGCGCGGCCTTATCAGACGACTGCGCAATGCCATCTACCGATTTCGCGAGGGCAATAAGCTGCTTATCCCCGCTGGTCTCAATGATGTACCGCAGGACAGTATCTAGTTGGGAATTAGCCATTGTCAGATTTTTTTAAGTCGATCTGTTTCAGTCGAAAATATAGCTAGCGCTAGTTCAGCAAGCCGTTCCGGTCGTCCTTCCTTACGCAGCATTTGCGCAACGCTAGGACCGTAATAAGCTCGAATGGGTAACCGTGGTTTTCCGATGCGCGAGAAAATCTGCGTGTTACCGCTCAATCCTCTAGCGATGAACGAGTGGGACATCGTTTTCCGTGGTCCCGTCTTCGAGATTTGATACGTGACGCCCTTGTTGCCCTGGCTACCGCCAAAGTTGATTCGGCCAATCGGTCGATGCTTACCAACCAGCTCGACGAATTCCGATGTCTGGCGCACGCTAATGTCTTCATTCACACGCGCTGCCGGCAGGTTGTATTCGGTCTGAATATCCCGACGCGCTTCTACAGCAATGCGCCGCGCGAGCGTGGCTCTGGCGCGCGCCTGCAGCACTTCCAAGTTCTTCGGAATGTTACGAAGGAAATCGGCAGTACGGCGTGCATTCGATATATCGAATTTCACCGTCATAACCAACTCCAATAAAAAAGCCCGCACAAGGCGGGCTTCGAAATAATGCCCCGCAGCAGCGGGGTTACGACAAACTTATCTCAATTCGGTAATGCGCGTTACTCGACCATTGCTAATGGTGATCGATATGGTCTTGCCATCCAGATAGTATTCCCATCGCTCACCTACCTGGACACCATAGTCATCGGTTAGGCGGACGGTGCGATCTGGATTACCCGCCAACTCATGTACTCGACCGATCGGATCGCCATCACTCAATACTTTGGAGCCGAAGCGATATGAATCACCAAAGGACGGACTACAGACAACAAACAGAATCGCAAGAATAACTATTCGCATAACGCACCCTGGTACGCCGATTAAGACGTACCAAGGTATACAACTGCCTTGTATCAGTCAACTTAGGCCGGGCGATTATCGATATAGATAGCCGCCGTGGTGCTATTCAAAATGTTAATGCCAACTTTGAAATCGACACTCGCCGCTTCATTAGCACCAATGAACGGCAGCTTTCCTGACGGGGAAATCGTGCAGTCCGGAATCAAAACGTCCTGGTTCTCACCATACGGGTTGTCTGCAACAAACTTCAGTTTCCCACGAACAGCAGCCGTTGATCCGGTGGCGATTTGCGTACGGGTATTTGCCGCTGGCGTGTAGTCCACAAGGACATTGATGCTAAATTCCGCATCAGTCATAACCGCAATTGCGCGAGTATACATAGTCGCGAGCTTTCCGGTGAGCCCAATCGAAACCAGTCCCAAAGCGCCATCAACAAGGAAATCGGTACCAGAGGTAAGCCCGGTATAAACACCCAAGTCAAGGAATGTAGCAGTCCCGTCAGTGAACGTCGTGCCACCAGTGGTATAGGTCGGTTCTGCTATTCCTGATGTGCCGGCAACCGTACAGATATAGGCGTGCGTGTTGTCCGTCGTAGCCGTATAGATTGCACCCTTAGCATAAGCTGTCGAGTTCGCGCGCACTGCGGCATTCAGATCCACAGCAACGGCAGAAACACCACGCGCACCGGAAGGGGTTAAGTCCTCGCCAAGCTGATAGGCACGGTTCGTGCGAATCTTATTTAAGGCAAAGTTGGTGACCGCTGTTGCCGCCTGCGTATAGGTTGCAGTCGTCGCTCCGGCAAAGATAGACAGATTATCGTTATCCAGATTGTCGATCTTGACATTTGACGTGCGTGTTACAGAAATCGGAATATCCAAATCGATTTCATTTAGACCGCCTTCAGAGTTTTTGTGCTGATAGTTTTCCGTTTGAATTTCTAAATCAAATTCAGGACAGTTACCAAGCCAGCGAAAACCGTCATAAGTTCCGTCCGCGCGACGCATGGCAAAAGCTGGGCGTCCACGCGGAATTTTGTAAATGTTAGTGCGAGCGTAGGTAGTTGGTGCAGACATTTTCGATCCTCCATAAAGCAAAAACCCCGCTAATGGCGGGGTTCGTGGTTGAAACGACGGGTATAAAAAAACCCGCTTTCGCGGGTTCGTTATTCAGTTAGGTTTTGCTAGGGCTTCGTGTAACTTTTTCGGTGTTATCCAAAGCCGCCGTTCCGGCCCCTAGTCGGACCAGTTTTTCAACCTCTGCCTTGGAAAGCGCCGCCTTGTCACCCGGCATATAACTTTTACCTGCATGGTTCCATGGCTTCGTAAATTCAAAACTAATCACTGACATAGGGGTCTCCAATCTTCTCGACAAATGTTGCGGTAAATCGTGTTGTTACACCTTCGGCATCCGATCCAGCTTCTCTCGATGCCGGGGATGATCCTTGGTACTCGATGCTTCCAAACCCTTTGTTAACCCTGCTCGCTGAAGCTTCCGGGTCAACCGCTTGCCCGTTGTAAAACCAACGCATAAGGCAAATCTTAATATCCGCTCTGATTAGGCCAAGCATTCGCCCGGTTTCATCCTGATCGGCAGTGACCCACCCTTCTACATTGAAGGACAGGGTGTATTGGCTGCCGGTCATTGCGTCCATGCGGTTGCTGACGATTTCTTCAGCTTCCCAAATCACGATCGATGGGAAAACGTCAACCGCACGCCGTGCTCGATAAACGCTCTGCCCGGCATCTGTTTTGTAACCGGCGGTTTTTCTGATCGTTGCAAGTTGAGTCTGGACAGCAGAGAGCAGTCGCTCACTTAACGGATCACTCATTTTCCAACCTTCACGACGCAGATAATTCGCGACACATCAGCTGCAGTAATCGAATCTACTGTAAAAACCTCTCTGTATATGCAAAAGCGACCACCAATTTCAGGGCGGCAACTTATTTCAGACAAGAAGCAAGTAACCGTGATTTGATCGACAATGGCTTGACCAAGATCACCAATCAACGTAATGCCACGATCAACGAATACTTTGCATGGAATAAACCGAGCCTGGTCTGGTGTTTGGTATTCGGCATCATCACCCATGCCAGAGTTATGAAGCGAGCTCATGATCTCGGCGTCTTTATTGCGCCAAAATTCGGTTTCGTTACTATCCATAAAGAAAGGGCGGCGTTAACCGCCCTATCCATTACGTCAACGTTGTATTGCCGGGGGTTAACAGCACATCGACCGTGGTGTCGGTAGTGCCATTCGCCGCAGCAATCGCAATCGCCGCACCGGTAATATCTCCGGTGGCGGGTGTTGCCGCAGAGTTATCGAACTTCGCTGCGGAAGTGTCCCAAATCAGCGACTCACCAACCACCACGGCACTCGCCGTGACCTTGGGTACGCGCCAGCAGCCCGTGATTGCTAG